GTGGTGTTGTAGTTGCTTGCAATCGGGAGTTCACGAGTCTGACCCGCGAACACCTGACCACCGATCAAATTGATCGGCTTTAGCCCGGAAGGGGCCGATACAGTCGGATAAGTCATGTTTTACTCCAAAAAAATTATTTCGAGCCTTTGCCAAAGCTAATGGACGACTTTCTTTCATTGAAGATCGGCATCCGTGGGTCGCTTTGACGCATTAGATTGTTATCAACGGTTTCCATTTGCCGTTCCGCCTGATTGTTGTAGTAGGCATTTCTGCTTTCTATCAGTTCTTCAGGGGCGCTGCACAACATCAAGCCGCCGATTTCAACATTACCGTTTGCATTAGGCGGAAGCATTAGCTCCGGGTGGTCTTCAGCACGTACAGGAGCCCATCCTTCACGCATGCGGGTAGAGACGTTGGGAGCCAACGACTGCCCTAAAAGCTGTGTTGCAATCCACCGGAACCGTTTCCCCGGCTGTGGGGTTGGGTCTGGCAGATGCGAAGGGGGAACATACACATGCCTTGCTGTTTTTTCGCGTGTCGCTACGTCACGAGGGGTACGATCAACCATTTTGTGCCTCCAATTTAGCTACTTCAGCCGCGTACTGCTGCGGGGTTAGTCCATACTTCTTTGCCAGAGTTAACTGTCTTGGCGTCAACTGGATTTTCTTTGTTCCAGACGAACGAGAAGCAGGCGCTACCACTGACGCAGGTTTCTTGGATGAATCGCTGGATTTTTGAGACGACTGTTCTCTTTGCTGCCCGAATAGCTCGGGGAAAGTTGCCGTCATGCGCTCGTCGATTTGAGCGAAGTACTCCTCGGTACGCGGGTCTACCCCTGCGGTGACTAGCTTGTGATGCAGCCCTAGTGCGTAGCTGGTATATTCTTCAAACCCCGGTGATCCGTACCACTGGTTTCTAGCCTGCCAGCGCAGGGACCGCTCGTCCGGCTGCACCTGTTGGGGTTGAGATTGCGGTAGTTGTACCTCATTATTTTCTTCTTGTAAAGGGGCAGGACGATAATTTCGTATCTGCTCCAATCGCATCTTGGCATCAGTCAGGGCTTCTTGGGCGGCAATGATGGCATCTGTGTCAAACGACTCGTGTGCATCCTTGTACATCCGCTTGGCCGCTTCCAACTGGGCTTCCGCTTCCCGTTTAGCCGTACCGATATAGACTTCCTGCCCATAGTTAACCGTCTGCTTTAGCTTCTTGTTCTCTTCGGACATGTACTGCAACAGACGCTCCATCTCCTGCGCCTGCCGCTCTAATTCTTCCTTACGACGGCGTTCGTCGTGACGGGCATGTGTTAACTCTTTGATACGAGTTTGCACTTTGTCCGAGTACGACTCGATCTCGTCGTCCGTGGGGTCGGCCACTTCCTTGTCTAACGGCTTACGCCCGCGATCACGCTCTGGGGTGTCATCGACGACTTCAATTTCAACATCGCCGCCTTCAGCAAATACTTCGACTTCATTGGCAGGCGAGTCTTCCTTTTCGTCAGGAAACTTAAACTCTTCTAACGTACTCATTTGATAACACCTCCTAATTAAGCGCGGGTAATACCGCGAGGATCATCCACCACACCTTCGACCTGATCGTCGTTGATGAAGCGGAATTCTGTGCCGTACACCTTTAGACGGGTGCCAGCGTATGCTCGGACGAGAATGAAGTCGCCCGGTTTACACCACGGACCTGACGGGTATTTGTCGGCATCTTTGTAAGCATCTGGGCCTACGTCGACGACAAACAACACGGTAGTCGTAAACTCTTCTTGCTTTTTAACCAACTCAGGTTTCAAAACTTGGCTGTTCTCAAACGTCTCGTCAGCAGGGGGCAGGGTGCACAAAATCTTCCAACCAACCGCCTTGGGCAACATGCGCCCGCGTTCTTCGATTGGAATGTCTTCGCTCGGTGCCTCACTGGTTTGAATCGCTTCTGGCATTCGCACGCCCGGCGGTAGCAGCAAATCACTCATCTTCGTCATCTCCTTTTTGGACTTTCTCAACAAGATCAATTAAGTGGCGCTCTGCAATGGCTAGACCTTGAATAACCCCGCAGAGATGTTTATAGGAGGAGAAGTCGGAACACTGGCCGGTTGCTACGTCATCGGCGTAGTTGTTCATTTCTATGCGTAACTTATCGCGCAGTACGCCTGCGAAAGAGTCGATCATTTGTTAGGTTTCTCCTTTTTGTTGGATGTGCGATAGGCGTTCAACTGATTCACCATCGCCTGCTTACGCTGGAAGTCAGACTGCTCACGTGCTTTAGCCGCTTCCAACCCCAATCGCACGCCTTCCCGTTCTTGTTCCCCGGCAACACGTGCTTTGGTCTCTTCGATCTGGGCTTGGGTCTTCATCGCATCTAACTGCAACTGGCCGTCCAGACGTTCTCTATCCAACTCAAGGCGGTCGGCTTGCGCTGACGCATCAAGCGCAATCTTCTGTTGTTTCAATTGCAGTTCCTGCTGTTTGATCTGCAGCTCTTGCTGCTGCATCTGAACCAGTGGGTCTTGCGCCTGTTGTTGCGCTTGTTGTTGCGCCGCTTGCGCTTGGCTCTGCTGTAGTACTTGTTGTGCTGCTTGCGCCATCATGGTCGACAGTGCAACTTCAACCTGCGGCGGGAGTTGTTCATCTTCAGGCGGCAACGAGAACCCGAGTTGCTGCTCGATCTTCTGGCGATACAGGAACCCTGCATGTTCGGCAATGTGTGCCGTCATCGCCGCTTGAATCTGCGGTGCTCTCGGGTTCTGCCCAATTAACTGCATAACCATCGGGTCTTGCATCGCCGACATATGCACACCGATGTGCGACTGATGGTCTTGGTACAAGAACGCTTTTAACGGCTCGCCCTTCAGACACGCCATGTTCTCCGACACAGGGTCTTTGGGTTTCTGATCGGATGGCAGCGGCACCAACTTCTCCGCGTTTTTGATGTTCAGCACATCCAACATCGCACGGTGCAGCTCTGGCATGTCGTAAATGTCCGGGGCCATCTGCGCCATCTGAATGACTGCCTGATACTGCACCACACGTTGCGACATGGTGGACGCATTTGGGTCTGACACAGGAATAACGTCGACCAGATCGTAGTCATCCTTCTTGGCTTTCTTAGTGCCGTACTCCGGTGTGTAGTCGTAGTTTGGATCTGTGAAGTCACGGATGATGTTCTTTAACAGCTTGAGTTCTTTCTTCATGGCAAAGTGAACTCGTGCATGCACCGCTGTCAAGACTTTCAACTGGCGCTCAAGAAGGGCGAGGGTTGTGCCCACCGGTGCCTGCGCAGACATGTCTGAAATCTTCATGTCCGCTGTCGCTGCAAACCGACGGCCTTCTTCAACGATGGTGTTCATCAACTGGAACAGGGTCGCTGATGGCTCTTTATAGGGGAGAGGGAGGATTGAGTCTCTGATATTGCCCGAGGCTACATCTACATCACGCCACTCACCCGGCGCAATCGGTGTGTCGTCTCCCTTGATACGCAGACCACGTGACTTCAAACCACCGGGCAAGTTCGACAGTGTGCCGGAGTCGGTCAACTGTCTCATCAGCGATGTGGCGTTCTTAGCGAACCCACCGATCAAATGGAACAGACCGAAGCCATACGCACCGAAGCCGGGGACGTACTGGTAGTGCACGAAGTGCTGACGCTTTAAACGCAACGAATCGTCTTCCAACCAGTTACGACGAATTGCTAGTATGGTGTTGGTGCCTTTAATCAGTGTGACCACATATGGCAGACCGATACCTGTCTCTTCACCATCGTCGTCTTTGTCTTCAAACCCTTTTAGGTTCAAGTCAACGTGGCACTCCAGCAAGACATAACGGTCATCGTTAAGGTCATGAAACCCCGTCTCTTTGTCTTTGGCTTGCTTGATCTCATCTTGCGATTTCGGTGGGTCAGGCAACTCGATGTCGCGGTAGAACCCGCCTTGCTGCAACTTAATGATCTCGTTCTTGGTCTTACGCATCACGTGAGTAAGACGGTGGCAGGTGTCTAGATCAGTTGCGCCATACGGCAGGATGATGTCTTCTGCGGGTATGAACATCGCCACTTGACGACCGAGGTTGGGGTCGTAGTAAACCTTCTTGAACGCCGAGCCTGTGGCTGGCAGCGACCACAGCATGCGCTCGTGTTCTGGCCGGTACTCGGTCATGATCTCAGTCAGTTGGAAGTTCATATCTTCCTCGACCCGCACCGCCGCTTCTTGTATCTCCGGTGTGTCTTTACCGATAATCTTGGTCCGCACAGGGCCTTGAGCCGGGAACGTTTCGGTAATTGTCTCAGCTTGAAACCGCACCACCGCTTCGGTAATCATCGGGTGGAACACACCGCAAGCACCGCTCCACGGCTCAGTACGTTCTTCGATCTGCAAGCCAAGCAGCTTTAGCCCTTCTACGTAAGCTTTCTCCCATTCTTTACGAGAGTTCTTATCGTTGACAATGTCTTCCTCAAGATCGCTTGCAACAGACAGAAGAATGTCGTCGTCCACGAAGTCCGCAAGATTGGCGTTAAACGTCTCCGCCGTTGTAGGTTCAGGAAGAAGCGCAATCTCAAGACCGTCTGTCTTGATGTTAACTTCCTCGGGGTCAACAATCTCGATCTCAAGGTCGGGTTCTCCTTCTGTTAAAGACGCCAAACCCGTAGGGGCGCTGTACAAGCTCTTATCAATTGCCATGATTAGTCCTTAAATAAGTTTCCAGTTGCCGTCTGAGTATGTCTGCGGCATTTGTACCGTTCCACCGCCAGCGTATTTTTTCATCATTGCTTTTGGGTCTAAATCTGCGCCTAGTTGTAAATCTCTTGAGCCGCCGCCCATACCGCGAACTTCTGTAATTTTATTGCCCCAATGGATGCCTTTACCAGAG